TGAGCAAGGCTGACCCTAGCAATATATCCAAATCATTGCGTGAAGGTTGGGAACCTGTAAAGATTGAAGAACAACCAAAATATACACTGTTAGCTACACGTGATGGTCAATTTAAAGACAATATCGAGATTGGCGGATTATTACTCTGCAAGATTCCTACTGAGTTTATGGAGCAACGTAGTGCGTACTACAACAACATGACTCAACAACAGGCTGAAGCAGTAGATAATAGTTTTATGAGAGAAAGTGATTCAAGAATGCCTCTGTTTAAAGATCGCAAATCGACAGTTACTTTCGGAAAAGGTTAATTAATTTTAGGAGTTTACAATGGCTTATCCTGTTATATCGGCCCCTTACGGCCTAAAGCCAGTTAACGAAATCGGTGGTTTACCTTATGCGGGTTCTACTCGTATGGTGCCGATCGCTACTGGTTATGCTGCAAATATTTTCTATGGTGACGTAGTTAAATTTTCTGCAGGTACTGCAATCCAAGATACTTATACACCAGCTACTGCACCTACTGCACCGATCCCAGGTGTTATTGGTATTTTCGTAGGTTGTGAGTATACACTTCCTGCAACTAACCAACGTATCCGTGCTCAATACTGGCCTACTGGTACTGTAGCTAACGATGCAGTTGCTTATGTTATTGATGATCCACGTACTGTTTTTAAAGCGGTTGTTGGTTCTCAAGCTACATCTTTATCTAATACTTCTTCAGGTATTGGTGCTATGTCCCAACAATTTGTTGGTACTAACGTATATCCTTTATACGGTTCTGCTGGTAACACTTTAAACGGTGATTCAGCTGTTTCTGTATCAGGTGGTGTTGTTACTAACGGTACTGGTAACACTCGTGTTATTACTGCTGCTCCTTTCCGTGTTGTTGGTTTAGTTCCTGAATCTGCTACTTCTGTTTCTGCTGTTGCTTCTACTTCTGGTTCAAGCGCAACTGTTACTTTAACCGCAGCGAACTCAGCTATCCTAGCTGGTATGCAATTAATTGCTCCATCTGGAACTGGTTCTTTAGCAGGTAACTATATCACTGTTACTAACGTAAACGGTGTAACTTTAACTGTATCAAGTGCTATTACTTTAGCATCAGGTACTGCAGTTACTTTTGTTGGCTACCCTGAAGTTTTAGTGACTTGGAATAATACTTTCCACAGTTATACAAACTTAGCCGGCATTTAATTAGGAGATTAACACATGGCAATTTCACGCGCCCAGCTATTAAAAGAGTTATTACCGGGTCTGAACGCATTGTTCGGCTTAGAATATGCTCGTTATGGTGAAGAACATAAAGAGATTTATGAAACTGAATCTTCAGAACGTTCTTTTGAAGAAGAAACAAAACTGTCTGGTTTCTCAGCAGCTCCTGTCAAAAACGAAGGGCAAGCTCTTCAATATGACAATGCTCAAGAAGCTTGGACTGCTCGATACAACCACGAAACTATTGCACTAGGTTTTTCATTAACTGAAGAAGCTATTGAAGATAACTTGTATGATTCTTTATCTGCTCGTTATACTAAAGCATTAGCTCGTGCTATGGCTTACACTAAACAAGTTAAAGCAGCTAACGTTTTAAATAACGGTTTCAACTCTGCTTATACTGGTGGTGATGGTGTGTCTTTATTTTCTAGTGCTCATCCTTTAGTGAACGGCGCTACTAATAGCAACGTACCATCTACTGCTGCTGACTTGAATGAAACTTCATTGGAAAATGCTGTTATTCAAATCGCTGGTTATACTGATGAACGTGGTTTATTAATTGCTGCTAAACCTAAAAAGTTGATTGTTCCACCTGCATTACAATTTGTTGCTACTCGTTTGTTAGAAACTGAATTGCGTGTAGGTACTACTGATAACGATTTAAACGCTCTTAAAAACAATGGCGCTGTTCCAGAAGGTTATGCAATCAACCATTTCTTGACTGATACTAATGCATGGTTCTTAACTACTGATGTGCCAAATGGTTTAAAACACTTTGTAAGAACTCCATTACAGAACTCAATGGATGGTGATTTTGATACAGGCAATGTACGTTATAAATCAAGAGAACGTTATTCATTTGGGTGGTCCGATTCTTTAGCTATTTATGGTTCACCTGGTTCTAGCTAATAGAATCAAGAACTTAGGTTAAATTAAGGCTCACTTCGGTGGGCCTTTTTTGTGTATTTTTATTCTTTAAAGCGTTTACTTATTCTCATTTTATGTTATTATTAGCGTCAGATAACCAACTAAGAGAATAAAATGCCTAAAGTAATAACACAAGCAGAGTGGGTGGTTAGAGCTATATCAGTTCATGGTGATACCTATGATTTAAGTAAAGCTGAATATACATCTGCTAAAACGCCTTTAAGAATAATATGCAGACAACATGGAGAGTTTAATCCAACTAGTATTAATTTTATACATAGTGGAACAGGATGTCCTAAATGTGTAGGGCGGGGAGCTGATTGGGTAGGTAGATTTAAAGAGGTACATGGGGATAGGTATGACTACTCTTTAGTTGAGTATGTTGATTATAAAACACTGGTAAAAATAATATGTAGAGAACATGGTGAATTTAAACAAACACCTGATAACCATTATAGAAATAAACAAAACTGCCCTAAGTGCAAAAATTCAAATATAAGAAAAACTAAACAGCTTCCTTTTACTAGTGTTGTTGAACGAGCTAAAAAACTCCATGGTGGTAAATTTACTTATAGTTGTGATGTTTGGGAGAATTTAAACACTTCATATATAAAAGTAACCTGTAGTCATGGAACCTTTGAACAGACAGGAGTTAACTTGTTAGCTGGTAAAATATCTTGCCAGAAATGTGGAAACATGAAGTCGTCCCCAGAACAAGAAGTAGCTGACTACCTAAAAATATACACGCCGATAATTCAACGTGATAGGAAAGTAATAGCCCCTAAAGAACTAGACATCTACATACCTAGTGCTAATTTAGCTATTGAATTTCATGGGATGTATTGGCACTCACATTTTAACGCTGCAGACGAAAAAGAAAATAAAAACAAAAGCCACAACAAATATAAAGGGTGTGCCGACAAAGGGATTCGCCTTATAACTATCTATGAGACTGAGTGGCAACAAAAGCAGCCCCAGATTAAACGTTTGTTGCGTAATGCTATAGGTAAGACTAGGGGTAAACTTATGGCCCGTAAATGCCAAATAGGTGAAGTATCAACACAAGAAGCTAAAAAGTTTTATGACAGATACCATCCCCAAGGTGGTGACGGGAGCGGAAAGCATTACGGGTTATATTGGAAGTCTAAACTAGTTGCATGTATGAGATTTGCTTTAGGCGCCAATGACAGGGGTAGTAACTTAAATAGGGTATGGACTTTAGCTAGGTTTGCCACAAGAGTGAATGTTCTTGGTGGGGCATCTAAATTGTTTAACGCTTTTGTAAAAGATGAGCATCCTGAGGTAATTAAATCTTTTTCTGATAACAGATATTTTTCTGGTGGCATGTATACCCAGTTGGGGTTTGTTATGGATTTGGAGTCTCAACCTGACTATCAAGTGTGGAGTAAACAAATAGGACTTAAACCCAAGACACATTATCAGCGCAGAGTTATACAGAAGAGGTTAAATGACCATGATGTTGATGAAAAGTACGACCATAATACTGATATTAGAACAGAAAAAGAAATGACTTATCTTATGGGCGCAGGGAGAATATATGATTGTGGAAAAAAAAGGTGGGTATGGACTAACCCCCTATTGCAATCTTAATTAAAAAAGAGTATAAGTATTTCTAAATAGGGCACATCTGGCTTATCAAACTGTTAGCCCAACAGACGCATAGAAGATTGATAAGCTTATACTTTCTATGAAGGAATACTAATATGTCATTTTCTACTTTTTCAGGCCCAGTTCGCGCAGGTACAGTTAGATACACTACTGGTACTACTCCGGGCTTAGTTGACAACACAGGCGTTGTTGTTTTAGTTCAATCTGCAGCTTTAGGTTTAACTACTTCTACACCTTTTATTTTACCTGCTGGCTCACAGATTTTAAACATCTATATCGATGTAACTACTACTTTTACTACAAGTGCTACACTTGCTGTAGGTGATGCTACTACAGCTGCTAAATATGTAACTGCAATTACTACTCCAGCGGCGGGCCGTCAAACTATTACATACACAGCTGCTCAATTAACTGCGATGTATAACGTAGGTACTACTGATGCACAAATAGTTGTGACTATGGCGGGTACTACTGCTACTGCGGGTGCTGGGATCATTACTATTGAGTATGCTCAAAAGTCTTCTTTAGGTTCTGAAGCTCCTGTTTCTGCATAATTAATCTGACGGGGGCGCAAGCCCCTATCTTTAAACTTTAGGAGATTAGTTATGACAATGCAATATGACGTCAAATCCACCTATACGGGAACCTTACCCGCACAGTTAACTACAGGTAGGATGAGACTTAAGCAAGTAGTTTTTGTTGGTTCAGGTACAGCAGGAACGATAGCCCTTTATGATGGTACAGACAATACAGGCCCTATATTATGGCAGTCTAAAACAAGTACCGGAGTTCAGCCTTTTCAAGTAATTTTACCGGGAGAGGGTATCTTAGCTCAAACGGGTATATATGTTGCAGGCACTAACATTACCTCAGTAACTATCTGTTACGGTTAGGAGGCCTTATGATAGACGAACAATCTAAAATAGCCGTGCACGATACTGAGATTAAACACCTACAAAAAGATATGGATAAACTAGTCGAAGATATGGAAGAGATCAAAAAAACTATCGGCGAGATTAATAAAACCTTAGCCGAAGCTAAAGGCGGTTGGCATATGCTTGTGGTCTTGGGGGGTCTTGGTGCTGCTATTGGTGCTACTATTGGGTGGTTTATTGAGCAGTCTGTTTCTAAGTAGTGACTAAAAGGTACGCATACCGACTGTGGTATAGTGCCAAACTTAGAGCAAGGGCTAAAAATTTAGAGTTTACTTTATCAAGAGAGTTTGTAGAAAAAGGCGTACTAAGTGGTAAATGTGCAGTAACTAAATTGAAGTTCTCTAAAAAGTCTTCAAGTAAAACTCACAGGTCTTTTGCAGCGTCAATAGATAGAATAGATTCTAAGTTAGGTTATACAGATAGTAACTGCCAAATAGTTTGTTGGATATATAATAGAGCTAAAGGCAACGGTACTCATAAAGAAGTATTAATATTAGCGGAGGCATTAGTGCCAAGTAGTTCAAAGAAACAAGCACAGTTTATGCAAGCAGTCGCGCATAATCCAAAATTTGCTAAAAAAGCGGGTGTTCCGCAATCAGTGGGCAAAGACTTTGCCGCTGCAGACAAAGATAAAACATTTAAAGGTGGTGGTAAAGTGGCTGATTTAAAAAAATTATTCAAAGGTAAAGACACTAAAGCTGAAGAGCTTAAAGAAGCTAAAGCAATTAAGTCTGGTAAAATAACTCCTGAGCAATATGCTAAAGGTGAAGATATGGAAAAAGGTATGAAAAAAGGTGGTAAATGTATGGCTAAAGGTGGCGCAGCTAAAGAAGTAATGGGGCCTAAAACAATGTCTGAAGATGTTGAAAAAGGTTCAAATAAATTAACTAAATTTGGTGAATCTGCCGTACAAAAACGTGGTTCAACTAAAGGTAAAAATCTAGGTGATGCTAATAAAACTATTGGTATTGAAGGTTTCAAACCTAAAAAATACGCTAAAGGTGGCGTAACTAGAGCTGATGGTATTGCACAGAAAGGTAAAACTCGTGGGAGATATTGCTAATGGCTAAAAATGATGCTGATACAATTAATCGTCCAGAGTACGAACGTTTTTTAAAAGACCAAGTTGCAGCCAAAGCTAGAGTAGAAGCTCAGCAAAGATCACAACCCGTTCCTACTCCTCCTTCTATTAAAGATCAAAGAGCACTTACTGAGTTGACTGAAAACTTATCTGGTGTAAAAAAGAAAGCGGGTGGTTCAATTCATGCTGAAGATGCTGTTATGAAACATAAAGCAGGTCATAGTCATCATTCTGATATTTATGGCAAATATGCTGCAGGTCATACTAAACATAAAGAGCATGTATTGAAAAACTTTAGAGGCAAGTAAGATGATGGCATCACGAGGAATGGGGGATGTAAATCCAGATAAGATGCCAAAAAAGAAAACGATTGTGCGTAAAGATAAACCTCAAGATGTCTCTATGTACAAAAAAGGTGGTAAAGTTAAAAATAAACAGGGTAAAAAATGACAACTACGGGCACAGCGTTATTTAATCTTGATGTCTCAGAAATCATAGAGGAATGCTTCGAGAGAGCGGGCTCAGAATTGCGCTCAGGATATGATTACAAAACGGCTCGTAGATCATTAAACCTTTTATTAATAGAATGGGGAAATAAGGGTATAAATTTATGGACAATCGAACAAGGACAAATTGTTCTTAATACAGGTGTCGGTACATATAATTTGCCTGTAGATACTATAGACTTATTAGACCACGTTATACGTACAGGAACAGGACAACAACAAGTTGATATCAATATCAATAGAATATCTTCATCGACCTATTCCACTATTCCAAATAAAAACGCATTAGGTAGACCGATTCAGGTATGGATCAATAGACAATCAGGAGCAACTACTCCTACAGGCGTTGCAAGTCCTACTATTAATGTATGGCCTACCCCACAAGCACCGGATCAACAATATACTTTTGTGTACTGGCGTTTAAGGAGAATACAAGATGTAGGTTCTGGTGCTAACACTCAAGATATTCCTTATAGGTTCTTACCGGCATTGATTGCTGGGTTGTCTTACTATTTAAGTATGAAGCTTCCTAATGTTGATGTACAAAGAATTGCTGGTTTAAAAATGGTTTATGACGAACAGTTCCAATTAGCAGCAGATGAAGATAGGGATAAAAGTCCTGATAGATATGTGCCTAGGATGGGATACAGTAGATAATGGCTAGTAAATATGCGGCTGGTAAACATTCGATTTCTGAATGCGATCGTTGTGGTTTTAGATATAAATTACATCAGCTTCGTAAGTTAACTATTAAGACTAAGACAGTTAGCATTAAGGTCTGTGACCAATGTTGGGAGATGGATCATCCGCAGCTTAAGTTAGGTATGTACCCAGTTTTTGATCCACAAGCTGTATTAGAACCTAGACCAGATAACAGTTACCAAACTTCAGGCTTAGATACCAATGGTTACCAAGCAGGTGGTTCACGAATTTTCCAATGGGGATGGTCCCCGGTTGGCGGATCTCGTGCAAATGATGTATTATTAACACAAAATGATTTAGTAGCGACAACATATGTCAGTTCAGTAACAATTTCTTAGGAGTATAAAATGGCTAAAGGCGATGGTATAGAAAGTAAAGGTAAAACTAAAGGTAAACAATTAGGTATCGATGGATCTAAAGCAGGTCAAGATGGCATTGTGTTATCTAATGGAAAAGCCAAATCAGTAACTTCAGCTAATGCTAAAAAGTATGGTCGTAACTTAGCCCGCGCTAAAAATCAAGGTGGAAAATAATGGCTGCATCAGATACTAATAAATATAAACAACCGCAACCAAACAATGATGCAACTGGTAAAAACGGTTATCCTGAAACAAATGTAAAAACTGCGGGTATTGAAACTCGTGGTAACGGTGCGGCTACAAAAGGCCGTATTGCAAGAGGCCCAATGGGTTAATAAATGAATTTAGCTCAGCTAACTCAAGCAATAGAAGATTACTCCGAAAATACGGAGTCTTTGTTTGTCCAGAATATACCCGTTTTTTTACGTCAAGCAGAAGATAGAATATACAACTCCGTACATATTCCTGTACTTAGAAAAAACGTAACGGGTAATTTGACTACGTCTAACCCTTATTTATCTTGCCCTGATGATTTCTTGTCTGTGTATTCTCTGGCTGTTATTGACAGTACAGGAGCTTATTCTTATTTAATAGACAAAGATGTAAGTTTTATGCGGGAGGCATATCCTACCCTTACTGTAACTGGTATACCTAAGTATTATGCGTTGTTTGGCCCACAGCTATCTAACATGAACGATATATCGTTAATTACTGCGCCGACATCAGATGCAAACTATTCTGTAGAGTTACATTACTTCTATTACCCTATTTCTATTACAGATACAGTAAACAACCCATCAGGTACTACTTGGTTAGGAGATAACTTTGACCCTGCGTTATTTTATGGGGCTATGCGTGAAGCGATGATCTTTATGAAGCAAGAGCAAGATACCATATCTTGCTACGAACAAAAATACCAAGAAGCTATTAGTCAGCTAACTAGACTTGTTAACGGGCTTGAGCGTGGCGACTCATATAGAAACAACCAAATTAGATTACCTTATAGCAGCTTATGATAGTTCAAGGCCAGACTACTGTATTTAAACAGAACCTATTAAGCGGGTTGGAAAACTTCGCTACAGGTACTACGTACACTTATAAGATTGCTTTATATACAGCCAATGCAAGTTTAGATAGTACGACTTTGGTTTATACTTCGTCTAACGAAGTGGTTGGGTCTGGATATACAGCAGGGGGTGTTACACTAACACCCATCGTACCAGCAAGTTTAGGGTCAACAGCTTACGTTAGCTTTAATAATATTACGTTGACAGGTACTTCATTTGTTGTTAGAGGTGCGTTGATATATAATGCAACTACAAACGCAGCGGTAGCTGTACTAGATTTTGGTTCTGATAAAATAGCATCAGGTAATTTTACAATCACTTTTCCACCCGCTACATCAACAACAGCGGTTATACGAATTTCTTAGGAGTTAAAATGCATATTGAAACAACGAACGTAGAAGATATTTGTTCAGTAACTATAGACCGTGGCGCAAGTTATGAAGAGTCTATGGTTTTAAAAGGTACTTATCAAGTTGAATGCCATGATGCTTCTGGTGTACTCAAATGGTCTGATGTTATTGGCAACCTAGTCACTATAGCAGGTAAAAACTCTAGTATGGATACCATGTTAGGTAACGTAGCTGCAGGTGCAGTTGTTATGGGTCTTAAAGGTACAGGTACAGCCGTCGTAGCAGATACTCAAGCGTCACACGCCTCTTGGCTAGAAATAGGTCTTGCAAATGCTCCTACGTATTCTGGTACTCGTAAAACACCTACATTTAGTGCTGCATCAGCAGGGGCTAAAACTACTTCTACTCCGGTTGTATTTACAATGACAGGTTCAGGTACAGTTGCAGGTTGTTTTATTAACATTGGTGGCTCGGCAACTCAAGACAATACTACAGGTGTTTTGTTTTCAGCTGGTGATTTTACTGCAGGGTCTAAAACTGTAACGTCAGGTGATACGCTCAGTTGTAGTTACACGGCGACAGCGGCATAATAAATAAAGATGGTGACACACTAATAGAACTTTGATATAGTACACCTTTATTAAATTAGAGGTGTAAAATGAATAAGAAATTATTGGGTGTTTGGCGGACTATGCACAACAGATGCTATAACATAAATGTAAAATCTTATAAGTATTATGGTGCAAAAGGTATAATAGTTTGTGAAAGATGGCATGGTAAGCAAGGGTTTGATAATTTTATTATAGACATGGGGCCTAACAGTATCGGGGGTAGTGTAGATAGAATTAATCCGACTGGTAATTATGAACCTTCTAATTGTAGATGGGCTACCAAACTTGAACAAGCTAATAATAAAAGTAATAATACCTTTATAACTGCTAATGGTGAAACAAAAACATTAGCACAATGGGCAGCTATTTTAGGGTGTTCGCCAGCGGCCATTACGTGTAGACTTAAAAAAGGTATGCATCCCGATTTGGCAGTTAGTATGGCTATACCAAAAAGACCTAATTCTAAATTATCGGATGAGGACGTTATTTTTATTCGGTCTACGTACCCTGCTATGACATTTCAAGCTATTGCTGATAAACTATCAGTCAGTAAAAAAACAATATTGAATGTTGTTCATAATAGAATTTTTACTGATATTAAAATAGATTCAAACTAAGGAATAACTATGGCGCTTACATTAGGGGATCGCGTAAAAGAAACAACTACCGTTACAGGTACAGGAACAGCGACTCTTTTGGGCGCAACTACAGGGTTTCAATCGTTTGCTGTCGTAGGTAATGGAAACACTACATATTACTGTATTGCTGACCAAGGTGGCGCTAACTGGGAAGTTGGTATTGGAACGTATACGGCTTCAGGAACTACACTTGCCCGTACCACAGTTTTAGCTTCTTCCAATACTGGTTCGTTAGTAGTATTTACTGCTGGCGTTAAAGATGTCTTTGTAACATATCCTGCTGAGAAAGGGGTTTGGTATGATGCCTCAGGTAACGCTACAATCACAGGCACAACAACTACTACCAATCTTGCTTACACAGGCACACTCACAGGCTCTACAGGCGTACTAAACATAGGTTCGGGTCAGGTGTACAAAGATGCCTCAGGTAACGTGGGGATTGGGACTGCTTCACCAACTCAAAAGCTAGATGTCACAGGAAATATCAACACTTCAGGTTCACTTAACAGCATTAACACCTTTGCATACAAAAACTTACTGATTGATGCTGGCTTTATTATCAACCAACGGGCATATGTTTCTGCTGCTACATTAGCATCAGGTGCTTACGGTCATGATAGATGGAAAGCTGGTGCTTCAGGTGGTGATTATTCATTTACTCAATTAGCTTCAAATACTCAGATTACTATTGCTTCTGGTAAGTCATTAATTCAGGTAGTTGAAGATAAAAATGTCAATGGTACTTCTTATGTTCTAAGTTGGACAGGTACAGCGCAAGCTCGATATGCGGTTAATAGTGCTACTCCTTCAGGTTCTTATGCTGCAAGTCCTATTGTTATCACAGGTCAAACTGCTGGTACGACAATGAGTGTTGAGTTTAACACAGGCACATTAAGCAAACCTCAATTGGAACTGGGTGCAGTAGCCACCAGCTTTGACTATAGACCTTATGGGACTGAGTTAGCTTTGTGTCAGAGATATTACACCGTATTGGGTAATGAGGCAACAGCAAACGTTTTCTTATCTGGATTCATAAATACCTACGGATCCTACCCATTTAATTTTAGCTTCTTTACAAACGTCTTAACGCTTCCTGTGAAGATGCGAGCAACACCAACAGGTACTGTTGTTGGTTCTTGGATAGGCGTTAATGTTTCTGGCCCGACGATTCCATATCTTAGTACGCAGACTGTCGTTGTTTATGCCACTGGAACAATAGTTGGACAAGGCACGCTATACAACTCAAGTTCTGCTGCGTATTTGTCATTTTCTTCGGAGCTATAAATGTACAAGTTGATTAAAGATTCACAAACTGTGCAGCGTCTTGCAGACAACGCGTTTGTTCCAGCAGACCCCACCAACACCGACTATCAGCAATACCTAGCGTGGCTCGCCGAAGGCAACACCCCAGAACCTGCTGACATACCACCTGTAGTTATACCTGACATATCAATGCGTCAAGCGAGATTAGCATTATTAGCTGATGGTTTACTTGATGATATTGAAGCTGCTATGTCTACACCTGAATATAAAATCTGGTGGGAATATTCAACGGTTGTTGAGCGTAATAATCCGCTTGTTAAGCAAGTGCTAGCAATCCTCGGTAAGTCAGATGCTGAGATAGATCAAATGTTTATAGGAGCATCACAGTTATGAGTTCTATCGTAGTTGCTGGAGATACCAGCGGTTCGGTTACACTCCAAGCACAAGCCGCACCTCAAGTCGAGGCTTTGCCAAAAGAAGAAACTCCAGAATGAACACCCTCCCTAAACCCACTGATGAGCAGTTGCTAGGCTGATGTACGGTATATCTGCTTTCGCTCAGTCACCTTATGCCTCTTTAGGTGGTGGGTTTTATGACGTCATTGTAAACGAGATTGAGACTTTAACAGGTACGCAATCAGTGCTAGTAGCCTTCTTAGCGGCACAAAACGAAACTCAAACTTTAACAGATGCTAAATCTGTACTCGCGGCGTTCATAGCGGCACAAAACGAAACTCAAACTTTAAGTGATACAGAAACTGCAGTACAAAACTTTCCTGTAACTGAAAATAGCAGTGCTGTAACACTAAGTACATTAGAAAATGTAATTGCTGCATTTATATCAGCACAAAACGAAACTCAAACTTTAACAGATGCTAAATCTGTACTCGCG